TGCCGTATTTGAGATGTTTGCACCATCCTCCAATAACCATCGGGAAACCTTTGATTGATCCAACGTACTTTCCTTTGATGAGTTTAGCATAGAAACGCTTTTCGTAGGTGTCCTTCTCCCCCCCCCTAACTGCATGGATATGTTCAACTTCTATGCCGTAACGTTCCTTGATGATAGCGTCCGCTTTCTTCTTAAACTCAACCATAGGCGGTAGGTCAGCGGAAATGGTGTCAGTAGCCCAAATTTCTACGTGTACTATGCGGTCAAGTTGCCAGCCTAACTTCTCTATGGCGCCTAAACACGCCAAACTATCTTTACCATAACTTAATGATAAAATATACTCACTCATTCAATCCTCTTACTTTCATCAAAAATAAATACAATTTATGCCCGTCACCCTCTCCCTTAACATCGGCCGGACTGCGTTCTGTCTCAAACCTAAAATAGTCTCTGTCGATACACTCGCTGCGCTGAACGCCGGAACACTCCGAATCGTTTTTACACCAATCACATTGATGTATAATATCACCATTTATTATCGAGACAAGCCAACGGATGTGATACGGAAGTCTGTTACCACACCATCTTTAATTTCATTCAAAATAATATCTGCGCCGCCATAATATATATTGCCATTGACGACAACTTCACAAATCTGCCGCCCATCATCCCATAACACAGAACAGGTTTCTCCAACCGTATTGCCAACAACTACTCCATCTTTACACGAATCGTTATCACGGTAGAGAATCGGCAGTTTTCTGTTGAAATCACTCACAGCTTTTTCGATGGCTTCCTTTGAGTACATAACGCCATTTTTGTCTGGACGACCAAATGGAATAGTCAATGCAAGCTGAACTTTTAAGTTGTCTAAGCGCATATTATCCTCCAATCCGCATACCGTTCCACACTGGCTCACAGGCAGCTTCCGATGTAGTAGAGCTTTTACAGGCAGCGTTTTGGCACAGTACGCAAATTTTTTGTGTGCCCATAATCAATTCGAGGTTCTGTATGGCTGAGATATATTCACATCTTTGATACTCAACTGGTTTTGTACAGTTCCCGTCAAACTGATTTCGACACAGTTTGAACCCACATCTCGGTAAATCAACCCTCATAAAATCAGCCTTTCATAAACAATCGTTCGACTACCACTTTTTTATCCTTTGCTTTTATACTTCTAGTTACAGAGCCTTCCCAAATACATAGCCAATCTTTCGGAGCACTCTGCTCGCTGACGATTACAATGTTGTCTTTTGACCATTCGTCCATTTTGCCCCAAAATTCTTCGTAATCGAAGTTTTGAGCGTTAGCATAATGTGTAGTGCCAATATATGGAGGGTCGCAATATATCACAGATTTTTGAGGATGAAGCTCTTTATAATCACAGGTTTTAAACACAATTCCATTCAAATCAGGTGCCTGTTTTAAAAGGTTTGTGGCCGATTCTTTATAATAATCTCTATATCTCACGCCAGTTTTTGATTTTTCATATGTAGGTTTCGCAAATCCGCCATCAAACCATCGCCCATTATACGAAGCGAGAAACCCTATATTCCCAATCTGCCAATCCTCAAATTCAGATGTGTTTCCAGATTTAAGCGCCAGTCGTGCTTTATCGTATAGTTCTTTAGAAACTGAATCGTATAATTCGCCACCGTGTTGAACATGACTCAAAAGAGCAATTAAGTATGGATTAAGATCGGATGCAAATTTATGTGAACTTTTTATTTTGTCGATGATATTTGCACCACCTACAAATGGCTCATAATACTTATCCGTCTCATTGCCATCTATATATTTTTGGATAATTGGAACAATATCTTTGGCAATTCGACTTTTACTTCCCATATATTTTATTGAGCTTCGCCTCTTTCCTTCTCTTCGTCATATTGCGCTAATGTCGCTTTAATTAAATGCGAGATTACATCTACAGTCCATCCATTACCTAAACATTTATAAGCCTGTGTGTCGCTTAAACAAGTCATATCATACCAATCAGGAACTGTCTGCAGTCGTTTACATTCGTTAACAGTCAGTTTTCTTATAATATAATATCCATCTGGCAATTTAATTGGGTATAAACTATCATTTACTCCAATCATGCCATTTTCCACTTTATAGATCGGAAAGACCATATCATCGTTATGTGTATTATTAATATTAATGGGGCAAGCATATAAACCAGTTTTTGCTCCTACGCCTCCGCCTTGGCCGCAAAGAGTAGTGGACTTGCCTTCGGGAGAATAAACACGATACTGTTTTGAATTGTGTGCCGGATTTTTGAGACTATTTTCAATAGTCCCTATTCTAATTGGCACACAACAAACATTGTATGGTACCCCCTTGCTAACATTTGCTGTCAGACACTTGCCCTTATCTTTAGTGGCATCTTGGATATATCCAAAATCAAAATGGTTTCGCCCATCTTTAATGGTACGCACCATATACTCCATTTCTTTTGTAGACAAAGGTTTTAAGGTATATCCTTTTTCAGATGTCGCAATCTCAAGAATTGTTTTTAACATTATTCCCTTATCTTGGGGTTGCTCAACATTTACTTTACTATACGTACCATCATCGTTGCGCTCACCGACCCAATATAGACGTTCCCTATTCTGAGCAGAAACAAGAGCTGAATTTATACAAATAGGTTCAAATCCAAACGTATCTGAAATGCTTTTTCGGATCGCAGCAGACATTGATTTGTTATTTTCATAAATGAAAAATTTCGGTGCTGCTTCGCGTAATGCACGAACATACTGAGAAAATAATTCCCAACCTACTCCACTCGCTTCAGTTTCTCTGTTTTTTGTTTGCGCAATAGACCAATGGGTACAATTATGTACAATACAATTATTGACCGTATACGAATGGTCCTTTTCAACTTCGATGTTATAAACAACCTCTTTCTTGCCGGTTGGTTTGACTGCTTTAACTTGAGTCCAAATAATATTATTTTGAATATAAGCCACAGACTGTTTTCGAATTTGTTTCTTAAATTGAACAATATATAAAGGGTAATTTGCTTTAATAATTCGATTATCAATCATATGGCCATCACGAATAGGAGCAATTGATACGCCAGCGTTTGTCTGATAAAGTGTTGTAATCAATCTCTGCAGTCCAAAAGCCAACTCTTTACTTACCGTACTCATTGCCCACGAATCTGAATTTTTGTTATAACATCCGTCCCCGCTTAAATAGCCCTCTAAAAAAGCGTTTCTTTTTTCATAACTTAAGCTGTAAATAAATTCGGGAATACGTTTATTGTACGAATGATCTCCGAAACGATTCTCAATGACATACTCAACGAGTTGTTGCGATGAGAAAGTGCATCGGTAAACAGATTGCGTGTGCTTATAGCATGAATAATGTCGTTCTTTGACATGGGCTTTAAAGTCATTTAATTTATCTTTGCCAACAGAAATAATAAGCTGGTAAATAAAACTATTTTTCCGCTCTTTTCTTTTGTCCTTTCTAATATGTCCATCAGCCAAATATCTTCCCAATAGCCAACACAATTCAGTTGTTAAAAAATCATTATCAACTACTGCAGAAGCTTTTAAGTGTTGCCCACAAAAGTGATTGGATGTCAAGGCTGATGCCGGAGTCCACTCTGGCTCTTCTGAAAATATACGTTGTGAATGCGTGGAGACATATTCAGAATAACTTGCCTTTCTTTTTTTAATAGTATAAAAGGGGTGTCCTGCAGTTGTGATAAACTCCGGATATCCAACGATTTTTACTGCGTAAGTATCTGCAATCCTAGTATTAGTTCGAACAACTTTATGATATTCGCCAGCATGAGTTAGAACCATATCGCCAATTTGAATTTCAGATACATCTTTATACCCATCTTTTGTCAGAACGAGATGTCCCTTCGTAAAGCAGGGGCTCCCTCCGATCAAATAGTCTATCCCCAACCATTTTGTAAAATCTGCAGCGAATACATCCCCGCATTGTTTTATCTCTGGAAAATTGTGACTCGATACTTTAATTGCAAATTTATCTATTTCGTATGATATGTATTTGTTCACGGTGACTCCTGCGTTTTTCATTGCAATCATTCCGCAAGACATACCGTCAAACAATGATAAAACAGAAACATGCTGTGTAATAATAATTCCTCCTGCGTCCAGGAGGCGGGTACCCTTTCAAAGCTTACCTCATAATAAAATAACAATTTTATTCAAAAAATCTCATTTTTTCATTCGACGATTTCGCCCTATTTTAGGGGGAAAAATGACAATTGGATTTTTTCATTTTTATCGTTTTTTTAGAAATGTGATGATGTGGCTGCCTCAGCAGCCACAATCTTATGTTTTAGCTCTTTATACTTGTTCATATACCAATCTGATTTCTGAATATCCTGCTCTCCGTTCTTTCTGAGAGCACGTTTACGATATTTCCAAACATTCAACAGGCAAAAATGCATAACCGCTTCGGTGCCAAACACCGTCTCCATCTCATCGATTGCTTCCATACCTCCAAAACAATAGTGGGACGGATGATTGATAATATCTGAATCTGCGATGCTAGACATTTTATCTTCATCTTTGTTACAATCATTATCTACAACGAGCTCATCAGCAAGCCCTTCAAAGGAATCGTCAATCCACAAATCAGCAGATTCTGATCCAAATTCTTTAATCCAGTATGTAACAGAATAACCTTTATAGTGTTGAGGATGAATACCGGCAATCGTTACAACTTTACCGGCAAGCGCTCCATAACCGTCGCCATCTCGCGCAATTCCCATAAAAATTGGGAAATTACCCTCTTTGACTTTTACTCTATCTCCGATTTGATATTTCATTTATACACTCCTTCTTGGTTTGCCACAGGACATTTCTCCCTCGGAACATTGACCATGCATACATGCGGCACCGGCATATTTAAAAATGTTAGGTGCTTTTTCTTTGCAAATTTCCAACATTTTATCCGCCAATTCTCTAATTTCCCACTGAGCTCTATTACAACAACGCAGTTTAAAGAAGTTCATTAAAGCTCTTGCATTCATAGTGACGATAATTTTGGTTTCACAGGCATTTGGTAATACATATCTGGCATCTTCGATTGACATTTTTTCCGATGTTTTTTCATCATATCCATCAGCGATATATTCCTCTTTTAGGAGTTCGGTGATTTTCTCATACGCATTATGAATATCTTTCATAATTTTATGGAATTCACGTGATGCTTTGGCATCTTCCTGAATAGCTTTGGGTTCTACGTAAGCGAACGTTTTTTTTAGGTTTACATATCGTTGAGATTGCTGCGAATAGCTTGCGATTCTATGTCTTACCAGCTGATGGCTACACGCTCTTGAAATACCTTCGATAGCGAAGGTGAATGAGATATGTTCAAAGGGGCTTTCATGCCCAATTTTACTTAGACGGTTTAAAAATCCTTCAATTTTAATGGGAGTTAATTTATCCATCAAATCGTCTACTTCAGCATTGCTATAACAGAGTTTTGCGGCTGCAGCGACGATTTTTTCTGGGCGTTCAGTACACGTCAAAAGACTAACTTTCATTTTTCTCTCCTATGCAGAAAATACTTCTAGTTCGTAACGAAATGCCTCGTTAACCTCTCCAATAACTTCAACATCTACATCGTAAGATAGATCCAAGCTAAAAAGGCCCAGTAAGGATTTGCCATTTACGGTAAACAAGCCGTGACTTACCTTTACAATGTTAGGCAACCGATTTGCCAAAGCCACAAATTCTTTAACATCTTTTACATTGGATAGGTTTGCTTTAAACTTCATTGTCATTCCTCCTATTTATAATTCACATGGATCAAGTCGAGTACTTTTCCTAACCCCAATCCATGTTTTATCTTTAAATCATTTTTATACGCTTTGCAGATATCTTCAATTTCTGCATGAGACATTTCTTTTCCATCATCATCGATGAACTCCCACTCTTCGCCGGTATCAAGATCCCAAGCTCTTGTTTCATTGATACAAAACTCATATTGTTTTGGATGGGAAAGCTTCATTTTTTGAATACGATTTGGTTCATCTTCTAAGTGGATCCCGAAAAGACAAAACATGCACCCCGAACGTGATAAACCAGTTGTTACATACTCACCATCTTGCTCGATAATATCTCCATAAACTGATGCCCACGGATGAGTCAACTTATCAATATATTGTTGATTCTCTTCTGTTAAAAACCGCTGAGACTTAATTCGTTGCATTATTGAATCTTCGAATAACGCAAGATACTGCAAAATATCTTGATTAGTCCAAAATGATAGTGGGTTTGAAGTAGGATAAGATTTATCAAATGCATTACACCCATATTGAAGCCAATGAGATTCTCTCAATCGGCTTTCCTCTGCCAGCATCCCTACAATTCCTACGAGTCCTGTTTGTTCTGTAAAGCGGTGTATTGGCTGTTTTTTCATTACATCACAACATCGTGCTGATATTTTGATATCCTCATCAATCAGATATCGCCATTTTAATGGGATTTTATAGTGTTTATACTTGTCTCCATTCATATATCTATCTTTCTGTTTTTCTGTTTTAGCAGATCGATACGATTCGATGGAGCTGGCCACTTCCTTACTGAGAATTGGATAGCCGTATTCTAAAATGACTTCTGAAAAAGGAAAATAGATATGCTTTTTAGTTTTATTGTCGTATTTTTGTGGCCGTAACCATTGGACATTTTCAAAACATCTGACAAAATCTTTGATTTCGGGATATTCCAACCCTGTATCAACAAAAACAGCTGTGATATCCGGATTAATTCTTCGGACTAAATCTATTAAAACGGTTGAATCCTTCCCACCCGAAAACGAAATATATACTTTATCGTTGTAATGCTGTAACCACTCTATAATCCTTGTTTGTGAAACTTGGATTTTTCTCTGTAATGGCCAAGAGCGCATTATTTTTAAATCTTCGTAAGTGTATTTACCCATAAAGCCTCTTATTTAAAATACTCTTGTCCGTCAATTTCATTACATTTTATTAGACTGCGGAACCAATCAATCGTTTTGGGGTCTTTAATATATGTAAAATTACAGTAATAAACTGCTCCATTGATTGTATCTGGAAGAATAAACGCCTTTTTAACTGCCACTTTGACTTCTTTGGTTACCGGCAAAGTATGGTCGTAGTAATTATGGATAGCTGTAAACTGGTCTTCGGCATGGAGAATATCATATACGTTATCTGGAAAAAGAGGACTTTTCAACCGATTTAATATAATATGTGTAACCGCAATCATACTTTCTTCCGAACAATATCCAACTTCATGCATTACTACCGATTCAATCATCTCAATTTCATTATCATTTATGTAATACGATTTACAATCTTCTAACGATACAACATATTCATCCGCATATGCTACGTTAATTTGAGATATCATCAGACAAGCTAACACAAAAACTGAAATGAAACATTGGATTGTTTTCTTCATAGTTACCTCCTAATTATAACTTTCTTCAATTTTATCTTCTCTTATTCTAAGAAATACTGGGAACCGAAGAGACTTAACTCCATCTTTGTTCTCGGTTTCCTCAAAATACTGGATTGTTACAATTTTATCAAGAAGAGTGTCCCTGTTATACCATAGACGATCTCTTTCGTCAAGAGTGTAGCCACTACCAACATTTAATTTGTTGTTTTTATAGTTTACAATTAAGGCTCCTAAAGTACCGGCGAGATTCCCCTCGCCTTCTTTATAACCTATAATTCTCAGATCAACATCTTGCATTACTTTGACTTTTAAAAGATTTTTTGTTCTTTTAAACTCATATGGAGCATCCGCTATATTCAGCATGATACCTTCTTGCCCATTACTTCTGGCCCACGATACAAGTTGGTCAATCATATTGATATCATCTCCATGATATAAGACTGGTAAAATGCGGGTATGGCCGGTTGCCTTTAGTTGATCTAAATACTTTCTGCGCTCATAATATGGATTATTTGCGTTGCCATCTTTAAAATCCGACAGATTAATAACATCGAAAATATGATATTCAATACCTACTTTATTCCCCTTGCTTCTGACGATTTGGGTGGTTCTTTTATAAAGATCTTTACTCACTTCATTTCCTATTGGCGTTGCCAACAATTCACCGTCTAATACTACCCCATTCGGAATCAAAGATAGAATATCTTTCTCCAACTCTATAAGGCCTTCAATAATCTGTCCTTGTCGGCTGTAAAAAGTAATAACATTATCCTGGCGTACGCATAAGCAACGAATACCGTCTAACTTTAATGTAAGATAGAACTCTTTACCTTTAACATACTCTGTTTTCTCATAGTATTTTTCTGCCAACATACAATCAAATTCAGGAATAAATTTGGTTTCATACGCTGCGTTTACTGTTTTGGCGCCACAACCTAGTTTTAAATTCTTTGACAAAATATCTTTACAGAAGGAGCGATATGGCTCCTCCTGTTTATTAATAAAGTCTTGCACAGTGGCGATTACAGAATCGCTGCCGTTATTGTTGACTCTAACAAAGGCCATTGCTTCATATATATCATCTAACGACATGGATGGCGGGCAAGATACTTTTTTGTTTATTTTCTTTTTTGAAAGACCTGTAATAATAAACGGATCTAAAAGAAATTTTAAAATAGAAAGAAACCTTTGATTATCTTGGTTCTCTCTCAGAATTTCAATCATTTCTTTTTTGCTATTAGTCTCGATAATTTTTTGAAAGATAGGATATACCTTTTTTATGCTCGCCCACCTCCGTAAAATTTTATATTGTCACCAACAATACGATAGTAATCAAGTAAATACCAATATCCTGCCTTATTTTTCGTAATGTTTTCCGCATAGATGATATCGTTTTTTTGTACGGGATTACTCTCATACAATTTCGTTCTTAAAGTTAGCCGGCCACTCTTTCCACTGCCAATGCTTCGTGTGAATAAAGCATATGCCCAAATGGTATCGTCTGTTTTACTTCGCAATGGTACAACATCTGTCAACAGAAGCTTTTTCCGATCCTCTTCTCTACCCGTAGTCAGATCAATATACCCCAAAAGCTCCTCTTGAGTAATCATTTTGTTTTTATAATCAAAATCTTCAATCTGAAGAGAACGGATATACTGTTCACACTCTCGAAGCAAACCTCTCATATCGATAATTGAATAGCTTTTTGCTTCTGCTCCGGATTTAGTAACGCCATTGGCATACCGCTTCAATATCTTAGAAAGAGTTACATCCACCTTATCTTTTTTAATTGTTTTTGCGGTTCCCTGTTTAAATAAATTAAACATATCATTGATGCGCAATAACTCTTTACCATTGCCAAAATCAGAGAAATAATCAATTTTGATTAAGATGTCTAATTGTCGTGAATTGGCCGATGTCTCCCTATTGATGTCCCACAACAGATCTACGAAATAATCGTATGACCGTTTAGACAACTCATATAGCTCATTCGGTACCTGTTCGTTCAGATATTTAATAGAGGCAACACCTTTTGCGATAACCTTTTGACTCTTATCAAACATATACTGATCTTTTGATACGCCAAATTTAGGGGGTATAATCCGAATACCATTATTTTGTGCATACTCCGTAATCGCTCTGACTTTATCTTCGTTATCTTTAAATATATTTAAAGCAGATGTAACGAACTCATACGGGTAATAATGTCGTAAATATCCACAAATATATCCTGTACATGAGTAAGAATCAGAATGATTCCATGAAAAGCCATAATCTGATGCATC